TGGAACTGCCCGAACCAGCCGGTAGTGTCCGGCCTGATCAGGCTGGAGACGATACCGCAGACCTCGGGATCCAGTCGGGTATCCGTAATGTCCGCCTGGGTGATTTCTGTCGCGCCTGCGGCGACGTAAATCGTCGCGAGAGACAGGTCGTAATAGTCCGCGTCCCTAACGAGCTCCGGCGCTACCGGCGAAGATGCCGGGTCGCCCTCAATCACAGCAACATAGATCCTGCGCTCTGTGCGATCAGCACGGACGACCACCCGGTCGATCCTGTCCAGCACGCCGTCAGCGACGGGTACAGCCAACGTCTGGCCGCCGCCATAAACTTTATAGGCAGCTCCGTTAATCCAGGCGCCGCCGTCCGAAACCTTTATGTTCATCCCCGTGTCCGCCTGCACCTGCAGCTGCGTCCCAAAGGGGAAAACGCCATTCGTGATGAGCATGGCGAAGTAGTCACGGAAGTCCTGGTCCGTGTACTTCCTGTCGCCACTCACGCTGGCGAACGGGAACGATTTCTCAGCCATTGAGCCACCTCCATAGGTTGACGCTCTTGCCAAAAGTCAGTGAGAGCGTCAAACCGTTCTTTTCGTAGATTTCCTTAATCTCTGTGATACGTGCCGAGGAAGCCACACCCCAGCGCTCGTCCAGGCAGGTCACCACGTCTCCGAGATCGTAGTCCTCTCGATAGACCAGGTTGCCCACAGGGGAAACGTCGCCTGTAAAGCTCTGCGCCAGCGCTTTGTCTGCAAGCGTGGTTTCGCCGCGGGTATGCATCAGATCTTCCGACTGCTGCCTGGAGAGGCTGTTGCCCTGGTCGTCCTTATCAACACCCGATGCCGCCAGCGTCATCTCCCTGCGATGATACCCGGCAGCGTCCCCAACCGCGATGGTCAGCTCGACGTTGTTGGCTTCAGCTGTCACCAGGACGACGTTCTTCATCGTGCGGCCGTCTTCCTCGTACTCGGGGCGACTGATGTTCTCATAGCCGCGGGAGAATATCGCCCATGGGTTTTCGTCCTGCTCCTGTGTGCGGTCCAGCCCCTGAAGAACGACGAACGTCATCGTGCCATCGTCATTCCAGGTGATGTCCCAGCCGAGCCCGCTTTGCTCGCTCAATGCCCTGAGCTCGTCACAGAGGTTTTTTCGCTCAGACTGGTACTCCATTTCATCCCCGGGCAGCCCAGCAACGTCAGCAACCGTCAGACCCGAAATGGCGCGTTCCGCTCCTGCAGACGGCCCGAGGTTGTGCTCCGCCAGCTGGAGCATGATTTCTTCCGGCGCTCCTGTGATGGTCAGCTTGTCCCATATGATCCTGCGCATCGTGTACCCTGCCAAGGTGTACCCGCGGCACTCAATCTCATCCACCTTGTCTCCGGAATAATAGACCGCTTCAATCACCCCGGCTTCGTCGCCCTTAACGATGATGTTTTCCCGCTTCAACAGCCAGGCGGTCTCTTCCGAGTAAGGGATGTGAAGCTCAAACTCCCCGGGCTCATGCCACCTGCGAATCCACTGGAGAGATTCATAGGCTTCGATCATGCCAAGAGCATCGAAGGTCTCCGGATCATAAACCAGAAGAACCATGCTCACACCCCCAGATACGGCACGTCGTAGTAGATGGACACCTCCAAGGCATCCGAATCCGTGGAATCATAGCGCAGCAGATTGTCGCCACGGGCGAGGTTGAGCCATGTTCCCGAGATCCGGTTGAACACGTTGATGGTTTCGCCGGAACGCGCCAGGATGGCACGCTTCTCTCCGTAGCCAGTGCTGATAGTGAGCACGTCGCCGGCAACCATGTCCAGGCGGACGGAAAGCGTCTGTTGCGTCCGGACGTTGATCAGCTCCGGATCACTCGTCGTGCCGTTTGCGCGGAACACGATGGTCATCCCCGTCGCTGCATCGCCGGTGTTCTTCACGTTGGCGATCAGCGACTGGGTCCGATAGCACAGCTCATAACCGTCCTCCGGGATCTCGAAGGGGAACTCCGTGTTCCCGATCCAGACGGCGATATCCGCCACCTGCTTCGCGCCGGAGCCTTCACGCCAGAAGGGGTTCGGCGCAAAGAACTCAATCTGGAACTCAGGGTGGATACCCCGTCCCACCTCCGGTAGTTTCTTCACACAGGCAGGGATGTAGCGGGTGACGGCGCCTTGGGTGTAGACGAGCTTCCCGAGGGTCCATGGGTCCATCAGTGAGAGGAGCTTCCTCCGGTTCGCATCCTGGTTGCGGATGATCTTTCCTTCGACCGTGATCGTCCGCGCCGCCAGCCGGGCAGAAACGAAGCTTTCACCGTCTTGACCGTTTCCGGAAACGGTGGTGATGTCGTTGTCCAGTCCGGTCAGGCCGTCCGCCTGCTCCCACCAAAATGGAGTGAGCGCGGAATCGGTAGCAAAGACCACTTTCGCTCCCGCGCTCGTGATGTAGGTCAAAGTTTCGTCTTGTCTCATGACCAGCTCATCCTCCTCAATGCGTTTTTGCTCTCCCGGGCGATCTCACTGGGGGAAAGCGGGTCGCGAGAGTTGATGATGACCGTCTGATGGTTGTTCACGGAGTTCTGGTGGAACACCTGCGAGCTGTTGGTTATGCTGTTTTGATACCCTACGGGAATAGCTTTTTCAGCTGCCCGACGGGCGGTATCCGCCGCATCCAGCGTCGCCCTCTCCATGTTCTTCTGCTCCTGCTCAATGCCGACAGTCAGGCCCTGGACGGTAAAGCGCCCAAGTTCCATCATCACCTTAGAGGGTGAGTGGATGTCCAGCGCACTTTTGTAGCCTTCCGTGGCGATTCTGCCCAGGCGTTCATACTGAGCTCGCACCTCAGCTTCTTTCGACTTTGCACCATCGATAAAACCTTGGACTGTCTGCACGCCAGCTTCGGCTGCCTCGGCCATACGGTTCATTTCTTCAACCGCTTCGGTAAGGCGACCTGAGATTTCATCCATCTTCGCATCAAAGTCCGTAGACATCTCCGCGAAGCGATCTGAAAACTCCTGCTTCCCTTCCTCGACCTTCTTCAGGTTCTGGATGATTTGGATGATCTCCTCGTCACTGGCATCGGCAAGGCCGGCGAGCGCCGCCGCACTCTCCTGCGACCCGTCAGAAAAGAGCATCGCAAACTCCTCGATGCCCTCGATGTTCCTGCCAAGCAGGCTGTTTAAATTGTTGCTGTAATCCTCAAGATACTTGATCTGGGATTCCAGGGCCTCGTTAAGTGTTTGGGCGCTGGTTTTCCCGGTTTCACCCATGTTCTCCCACAGGCCCATCTGCTGGCTGATACTGTTATATGCCGCCTCATAAGCCTCCATATATTTGGCTTCGAGAGCGGTCATTTCAGCCTGCAACTCCTGAATGGCGACGACAGATGCCTGATAAGGAGCGAGCGCCTCCTCTTCCTGCGTGGCGGCTGCCGCTCTGGCAGAGGCATAGCTGTTCACGCTGGCGGTCAGCGCTTCCTGCTGGGCCTGATTTTCTGCAATAGCCTGCGTCAGTCTTTCAATATTTTCGGTGTAACCGTAGTCCTCCCATGCGCCCATGCTGAAGTAACGACCAGCACCGTGCTCAGCAAGCAGCTCCTGCTGTTCTGCCAGCTGTTCTTCGAGTTCCAGCTGCTCCTGCTCAAGCTCGATCAGGCGCTTGACCTGGTTTTCGTAATCCGCCGCGTCCTGCTGTGCCTTGATCCGTGCTTTGATAGCTTCCGTGCTCATATTGAGCGCGTCCGCCTCCTCGTTGTACGCAAGGGCCAGATCGGGAACGGCTTCGTTCAGCTGATTGACGAGCTCAGACAACTTCGCTTTTTCTGCGGCGGACTTATTCTCAATGGACGAAAGCTGCGCAACCTGCGCCATGAGCGATGACACAGAGGATTTCTCCTGCTGCATCTTCTCGTTCAGCTCGTCGTATGCGGCTGCCGTCTCCTCGACCTTCTGCAGAAGCTTGTCTGTCTCGGACGTGGCGTCCGGCATCAGCAAAACCAGCGCGGAAATGCCAGCAATAAGCGCAGAAAGCGCTAGAGCAGCGAGCCCGTATGGGTTCGACGCCAGAGCCGCGTTGAACGCTTCAATCGCGGGTACTGCCAGCTTCGTCCAAAGGACTACGCCAGCGACAGCCGCAGCCAGAACACCCAGCGCGGCAGCAACAGCTCCAATCAAAGCCACAATCTGGGGATTGTCCCTAACAAAGTCCGTCGCCCACTGGAGCGCAGCGGCGCCGGCGTCCGCCAGCTTGTTCAAAACTGGCGTAAGCTGTTCACCGATCGCGATTTTCAGGTTGTTCGCAGCGTTCCCCAGCAGGACCATGCGGCTTTCAGTGGTCTGATACCGCTTTTCCGCTTCTTCCTGCAGAGCGCTGTTCTGCGCCCAAGCTGTGTTCGCGGTCTTCAACGCGTCGGTCAGCGTCGTCCCGCTGGATGCCAGCTTTAAGATGGAGTTGGAGAGCCTCGTTTCAGTCAAGCCCATCTTCTCCAGGACGACGATCGCCGAAGCGCCGTTGCGCTCCGTGTCGTTCAAGCCCTGAATGAATGCGTTCAATGCACCAACAGCCGACTCACCCCAGGCGACTTTGAACTGCGACGCGGTCATTCCCGCGACGGATGCGAAGTCCTGCAGACCGTCACCAGTTTCCACGGCCGTCTGCAGCTCTTTGATCAGCTTGGACATGGCGGAGGAGCCCGCCTGCGCCTCGGTGCCCAGCGAGGACAGCGAGGTTGCCAGCGCGAGGATCTCCGCTTCCGACATGCCTGCCATGGATGCGGCGGAGGCCATGCCCTGGGCCATATCCGTGATCTTGCTCTCGGTGGTCGCAAAATTGTTACCCAGCGCCACGATGGTAGAGCCCAACCGGCTGAAATCAGCGGGGTCCATACCGGTAATGTTCGCAAACTGGGCGAGAAGCACCGCGGCCTGATCCGCGGTAAGGTCCGTGGCCACGCCAAGGTTGGTCATAACCTCAGTGAAAGACAGGATGTCCTCCGTCTTAATTCCCAGCTGACCAGCAGCTTCCGCGACGGCAGCCAGCTCGGTGGTGGTTGCCGGAATGCTCAGAGAAAGTTCCTTGATGCCGTTTGAAATTGCGGAAAGCTGCTCATCCGTGCCGTCCACTGTCTTGTAGACGCCGGTGATGGCGGATTCGAACTCGATGGCCGCGTCAACGCAGGCTCTGAGCACTTCCACGAGCTCCTCAAAGCCGCGCTTGACACCGCCGGCAATCAGCGCCGCCGCAAGGGTATCAAGCGCTGCATTCGTGTTCTTCGTCTCGTCCCCGGCATTCTTGATTTCCTTGCCGTATCGGTCAATAGAGGTCGCGCACTGGTCCGCGCTGGACTGCGCTTCCTCCAGGTATTTCGTATTCTTATCGAGATCAGCGTT